CATAACATCTCCTGTTTTTACAGTGGTTGATGAAAATTCAGTGGCAGGTGTTGATACACAGACAGTAACTTATGGAGGTCTTGAAAATGATTAAGTATGAAGATGCTGAACTTATTTCCGTTTTACCTTCGGTGCTTTCGTCTGAGCCAAGTAATGTAGCTATCAGCTATGCATACAAGATGGCAATGGAGAAAATTATAAGGTTTTCTATTCAGACATTGCTATACGCTGATATTGACCACATGGAAGATGATATATTGGATTTAATGGCTCTTGAGTTTAGAACACAATATTATGATGAGAACTTGCCAATCAATATAAAGAGACAGCTTGTAAAAAATGCACTGGTATGGTATCAGAAAGCAGGAACTCCAAGTGCCGTCAAAGAACTGATAAACACAGTTTTTGGAGATGGTGATGTTGTAGAATGGTTTGATTTCCCGGATCCACCTTATACACCGGGAACTTTTGAGATTCAGACAGCGGCAAGGGTGACTGAGGAGCTTATGCTCTACTTTGCAAATCTCATTCAAAAAGTTAAAAATGCAAGGTCGCATATCAGAAGAATTACAATTTTGCGTAATGTAGGGATGAGAGAAAAGGTGGGTGCAGGAATAGTAAGCAAGCCGGAAAGAAACATATATAATTATAATAGTCGTGATGAGCTTGTCAAAGGCGGGTCTTATATAGGTGTAACAGCGATAAGCTTTCCGGAAATAGTAATTTATAACAGGTAGGAGAGGTAAGAAAATATGGCTGGAGTATTTAAAGAGGCTGTTCTGACAAAAAAAGGCATTGCCTTGCTTGCCAAAGCACAGGTAAATAAAGCAAAGATAGAGTTAACTAAAGCGGTATCGGGAGATGGAAGCTATAGTATATCTGATGATTTAACCCAAAGAACTGCTCTAAAGGCACAAAGACAGGAATTTAAGTTTGTAGCATTAAAGAGACAAAATGATACTAATGTCTTTATAAAATTCCTTATTACAAATAAGCAGGAAAGTGGAAATTTGCAAAATGGATACTATATCAAAGAAGTGGGTATATATGCAAAAGACCCGGATGAAGGTGAAATTCTATATGCAATTGCTATTGCAAATGATAATCAGTGGGACTATTTACCGGCTTATAACGACCTGCTACCATCTACAATTGCAATAAATTTCTTAATCGAAGTTTCAAATGCTGATAAGGTTGTAATTAGGATGGATGCACCACTACAGGTCAATACAGTTATTCTGACAGATGATATAACAGGTAAAAAGTATAGGCTTGGAGTCAGCAATGGTGCTTTCTACTATGAGGAGGTGGAAGAATAATGGCAAAGGTATTTTTGGCAGACAAAGAAACGCAGGATAAAATTTATAACATTGTCAGGGATGACCAGGTGTATGGATTCGTTGAACACATGAGGGAATCTAATCCTGCAAAAAAGATTGAGTATATTGGAGCAAACAAGGACTTTACTCCAATTACACAGGATTTGGATCAAAGCAAAGTAAATTATGGTTCATGGGAAAAATTTCCCGTGATTGCCGGCAATAAACCTTGGATGGTACTTGAAACCGGTATTGGTGATTACAGGTTGAATGAGGCTGACTACACAAAGAGGCTGGATGGCACCGCTTCAGATGTAAGTAATGCAAGGTATCCCGGCGGTGCATACTCATGGCTTCCTAGAGTATATACAAGACAGGAAGTCTATGGTGATGATAGATATGTGTGGTTCAGTTTTGAAAAAAGAAATGGTTTTGAGGCTATCGGATTTAGAGAGTGGAATGGCAGTAAATTTGAAGAGGTAGAAGGAGTTTGGCTACCTATGTTCTACGGCTCAAAGTTATCTGATAGCGTTGCCGGTATTTTCATGTCGAAAACAGGTATGGGGGATACTGACAGTGTATTTTTAACAAGTATAGCTGGAACTAATGTATTTGTGGGAAATAAGACACAGATGCAACACTTAGTTGGAGCTGTATCATTATGGAAAGGTGATGAGCTGCTTCGTGGCTATAGGCTTTTGCAAGGTGCAATACTGAATGTGATTACTGATTTACTTATTTTATTTGCAAAGACCACAGATTTAAAAAGTGTGTTTGGTAAAGGCAGGCAAAATATTGGAGTTGGAAGTGAGCAATTAAAAAATGACATTGTACCGGGTGGACAGTTTATGGGAACTTCGGATGGAAATAATTTGAATAAAATATTTCACTCGATTGTACTTGGCTCATACCAGCTGGCACAGGTGGATGCGACAATGCATATTAATAATACAAATGATAAATCTTTTCTTTGCGTCCAAAAAGAAGAGACAATAAACACTTCCAATTTTTCTGATTCTGCAAATTATGTTCAAGTAGCATATTATAAAAGTAACTTGCTTGATGGAACTTGGAGAAGCGTTGACACAAGTCGTGTAAAGGCAGATTATGGAGCTGTACCTGCTACACTGTATAGTGATGCAGGTATAGGTGATGTTAAGCTTAGAGCAAGAAGCAGCCATACATGTGTTAGACTCTCACCGGGAGAGAATGCAAGTTTTAGAACATATGATTTTGCGTCTGTGCAAATTGGAAGCACTGATATAGGTAATGGAGTTGGAGCATCTACTATGCTTATGCCACCTGTTGGATTAACTCCATAGGGTAACAAATAGGATATTAAGTAGTTTTTAGAGAGCCATAATGTGCTCTCTTTTTTATACAGAAAGAAGGTAAATAATGTTGAATGCGTTTTTAGCAGGCAAAAAGCTTGTGGGTGGAGATTACTCTCAGTTCACTCTGGCAGGTAAAGCTTTACTAAGTAGACAAGGAAGAATTAGTAAAGAACCACATATCGGGGATAAGGTATACTTTTATAGTCAGAGCCTTGGCAGAGTGGCACATGTAGGAGTTGTTGTATCTGTAGAAAAGAGTGGAGACAGATACAATATTGAAACAGTGGAAGGTAATACAAGTTCTGTAAGTTTTGATAGAAATGGTGGATGTGTAGCAAGAAAAAAATATTCTTTCACGTTAGCAGAGGTGGGAGGAACTAATAGAATCAATTGTTTTTGTAGTCCACTGTTTGGGGACAACACCTGTACAGCTGAAGAACTTGTAAAAGTAGCTTGTGAAGAAATAGGCTATGAGGAAAAGGCAAGCAATGCAGGTCTTGACGGTAAGCATACCAATGTAGGTAGAAATAACTATACCAAGTATGGAGAATGGTATAAGGAAAATTGTGATGGCAATCATCCGGCTTACTGGTGTGAGCAATTTACCAGCTGGTGTGCTTATGAGGCTTGTAAGATGCATAAAAAGAACTCCTTTACAGGATGGGTGCAGTTTGATGGCAAGTGGATATATGAGCTTAACGGCGTGGTATTAAAAGGTCAGTGGATAAAATCAGGTGATAGATGGTATGTGACAGATGAAGCTGGTTACATGATTACAGGCTGGTTTAAACAGGAAAACGATGAATGGTATTATCTTAATCCACGAGACGGAGCCATGCTTAGTGGACAATGGGTAAATGTTGATGGTGCTGACTACTATCTCACAAGTAGTGGTGTAATGGCGAAAAGTGGATATATAAAGGATTCTGATAAGGAGCTTTACTACTGGGTAGATGATAAAGGTAAGTATCAGAAGGAATATGATACAGTGGCACCGGAATTTGATAAGTATGAGCTTATAGAATAGGAGGATTCATATGAGAGCAAATGTTTTATATTCAATTGTTGGAGTGATAGGGGGATTTATAGCAACTATGTTTGGCGGATGGAGCGAGGCGCTTATTACACTTATAATTTTTATGTCGGTAGACTATGTGACAGGTATTATAGTTGCCGGAATTTTTAAAAAGAGTAAGAAATCTGAAAGTGGAGCACTGGAATCACGTGCAGGGTTTAAGGGTCTATGCCGAAAGGGTGTTGCACTACTTATAGTTTTAGTTGCTGTAAGGCTTGATGTGGTGATGAAAACCACATATATTAAGGATGCAGTTATCATTGCTTTTATAGCAAATGAAGGAATAAGTATCATTGAAAATGCAGGATTAATGGGCAT